TTCCAGATTTTCCTTGCATTGGATACTACTTCTTTGATAGTCCAGCCAGTGACTGTAAACTCAACACTTGCTCTCATTGATCTACTTTCTTCAAAACATGCGGTGAGTGATGCGTCCACCACAGCTGGGGTTTTCTTTCATCGATAGACATGACGATTACATCACCGTCTCGTGTCTCGAGGACTTTGCATACTCTTCCGTTGTGCATCTCTCCGACATCGCCTGAGTAGGCGTCACTATTGACAATAACGACGTCGCCCGGATTGATCTTTGTCATGTCACTCACTTTGTTTTCTCAGGGCATTCTGAATCAATGCACGATGAGACATCGTAGTCATCAAGCGCGCGGAAGCAACGAGTGCACTTGACGCCAGCGTCAAGAACTCTGTAACCTTTCTTTTGGCGGTCAGCATTCTTCTGCATCTTTGCAAGATACTCGGCGTCAAGCTCGTCATCAGTTGCACCGGCTGCGCAGAGAATGTTTGCGACGAAGTGAAGAACGTCGACACACTCTTTTACGATTTCCTTGCGGTCAGCATACGGATCATCATGCTGCCACGGCTTCCAAGAGATTGCCTTGCGAACCTCAGCAAGCTCGTCGTCGATCGCGAGCATATTCCAGCGGATGTATTCAATCAGCTGGTTGAGATTTTCCGGGCGGTCACTATTGAGGACTGAGTAATCGACGTTGTATGCGTCTTTCTGAAGTCTGCGTGTCTGGCCGAGCCAGTTGTTGAATAGTTCGCCCATCAGATACCTGCTACTTTCTTTAGTTGCTCGATCGTCTCTTCTTGAGTTGCAATCGCGTTTATGTATTCGTTTCTTTGAACTGCTGCCAGCTCATATCTACTTATTTCGTCCATTGCTTCAATTGACGCTGCTAGATGTCCCCACGACTGCCCAATTTGTTGACTAACTTTCCAGTCAGTGGCGACTGGTGTCAGCGTATTGAGCGCCTGAGCAAACTTCGCAGACCACCAAACTATCTTGTCATCGCTCGGTCCAAGAAGAACTCCAAGATTTTCACTCATGATTTTCTCAACATCATCAGAAGAGCGTACGCGTGTTTCTTTGAGGTGAACACTGCCAAATACCAAGCCTGCTGTCACTTCTTTAGACCACTTTGTTGATGGATTATCCAAGACCCACGACTTTGCGCGATGATACGGGTATTTAATACTTGACGATATGCAGAACGAGTCAACGCTCAAAGGAGTAAATGACGGCATCGCATTGTCGTGAATTCCCGTCAAGTTAGTTTGCCACGGCAGTGCTGGATAGAGAGTTGTTGGCCAATTTTTATGATTGAGCTTTTCTATGCCAGAGAGGACCTTGTTCTTGTTTTTCTTCGACTGACTCACAGTTCTATATTCAGGACGGCGAGAAAAGAAAGATTTGAACAAGCTATCTGGAGTTCTTTCAATAGAGCGAAGACTGCCGAAAATCTTCCACGGCTCTGGCGCGTCAACAAACATTGTCATTTTTTGAGAGTCCCACATCTCATCTATCAGACACAGAGCTCCGTACACCGTGTTTGCAGTTATGCTCATTGGTGGAGCAATGCCAACAAATACATGCGCGTATTTTGACAAGTTAAATGTTGTCGTCTCAGTAGACGGACTCACAAAATGGACTTCGTAGCCAGCGGCGGTTAGAACATCCTTTAAGACAATAGAAAAAGCGCTAGATCTTGTGGCAGCATTTAATGAATGATGCTGGGCCGTCATTCCAGTCACTAAGACTTTTTTGTTCGGCATAAGTTATCAGCGAACTTCGTCAATAGCTCTATGAACTGCGGCCATGACCGTGTCGATTACCTGCTCTTTTGACGCCTGAGTAGAGAAGAACGCGTGATGCTGAGCATCGGCAAGTTCTCTCAACTGTTGCTTGTTCATCGCCTCGATCTCAGGAGCTTTCACAAGATAAGAATCACCAAGCGCTGCTACTTCTGCAGGATCTGCAAGAGTGATTGATCGAGTGCGCGCCGCGTACACAAACCGGTTTCTCCACCAACCACTACCAGCATGCGGATACTTTGGAGAAAGTACACCCCACGACTGAGCATAAAGATCGACAAGTTCTTTCTCAGTCAGCTTCTGCTCTGCCTTGCTTGTTCTCGAGCCAATGTATTCAACTGGCCAAGTAAGCTTCATCTTTTCAAGCCACTTTCGCTGGTCAGACAAAACGCCTAACACCCACTGCACCGTGCGATCTTCATCACTTGGAATTTCAGTGTTGAACTCCTCAGCGAAAGGACTAAGGTCCGTCCACACCCAGTCTCGCGATGTGAGGCCTTTTACAACTTTGTTTCCGTCGCCCCAAGTGAACTTAGGGACAAGTGTTGTTGGCCACGGCCTATTGAGCAAGGCCTCTGCGACAGGAAAAATACGATCAACATTTGCGCGTGCCCATTCGAGGTCTACGCGTGCTGTGCCAAGACTCTCGCGAACAAGTCTGTTGCTGTCTTTGCACACGGTCTTTAGGTTCGACACGATGTTGTGAACCTGCCAGTCATCGATGTAAAACATCAACCCACAGCCATTCTCACGAGCGCGTGCAACTGCATCGAGCGCGCCGTAGGCGTATGTCGACCCGAGTGCGCATAGCGCAATCTGCCCACACACTACAAGATCGTAGTCTGAAATGTCTTCATCAGGCATTGCGCGCCGATGCTCTACTTCACAACCGCCTGCGCGGAGAATGTCTGCAAACAAGTCTGCAACAGCTCCGTACTTTACAAGCTTGCGAGTAGAGCCAATGTGCTGTGCCGTGTAGCCAGTCATTAGAACTTTTATTGTCATCTGTGTCTCCGTGCTTTTAGTATTTGCTCAAGTAGGTAGGCGCGGTTAGGCGCCTACCCACTCGAACATTTTCAGGTGCTACTATACCCTCAGAACGGCGCTTCCGGCGGCACTGACGCTGCTGTTTCTTGAGCAACTGGTGCTGCGGCGGGAGCCGGTGCTGGTGCGGGAGCAGGAGCAGGAGCCGGTGCTGGAGCAGGAGCGGCTGCCGCCACAGGTGCTGCTGCAACTGGCTGAGCTGCGCTGTAGTACGACTTGATCTCGTTCTTCTTCTGACCCTGCCAAGTGCGTGAGCCGATAGCAGCGCGGAAGTTGCGACCGCGAAGTGCCTGCTCGATTTGTGCATTGCTTGGGCTTGATGCAAAGAAGTCCGAACCGAGACCAAGAGCGTTCATCTTACGGAAGAAGATTCCGAGCGCTGTCGGATTGTCGGTTGAAACAACGAGGTTGTCCCACACGAGACGCTTCGCGTGTGCGCCTGTCTGAACCTGCGCCTTGAGGGCGAACATTGTCTTTCCAGACTGAGAAACCTTGGCGGTTGCTTCGATGACCTGCAAATCGTAGTCGCCGTCTGGCAGCGGATCGTATCCGCCGACATCGCCGGCTTCCTTGATAAGGTCACCCCAATTTAGTGAACTCATGATTGTTACCTATGTCTTTCTACTATTGCTTTTTTGCTTTTTGCTCTGGGCGAGGGCCAAACACGATGTCCAGCATTGCCTCGACTCCGAGATTTTGTTGTTCTACGATCTTTCCAAGGCGACCCTGTACTCGTTCGCCTGCTTCGTAGAGCGGAGTGCGCTCGACGTACATGCGACGTGCCTTGTATGGAGGCTGTGTCGGGTCTGGGTTTGGAAACTCCTCAACGGTGATAGCGCCAAGGATGTCGTAGAAGTATGGTGCCTGAATGGCAAGCTGACCTTGCAAGTACGGACGATAGCGTCCGTCATGACTCTGGCGTGCCATTGCTGTAAGAACAACGGCTTCGAGCGGAGCTGTTGGGTGCATTGTAAGATCGCGGAGGTCTCGAAGAAGAGCACCCATGTGACGAAGAAGTTCGCCCCACTGTTGCATCTGCATCTGATTCTTTCCGGCGATGTTATCAACGCACTTAACTTGAAGCTCCGACACTGAGTCGATGATCAATGACTTGAACTGGTGCTTGCCGAGCTGAAGCCATTGGTAAGCTTTCAGCACGGTGTCATACTCAGTTACGTTTACCACGCAAGTATCCCATGTGCCATCGGCAACGGGCGGCTCCTCACGTAGCGGGTCCCAGTACTTAACATTGATTGGGAGGAACCTGTGTCCGCCCTCAACGTCAAGCATGAGACGAGGATATGGTGCTGTGACGGCGAAAGTCGATTTACCGACCTTAGATTCGCCATAGACCATGATGGTTAGTGAACGCTGTACTTCTGACATTGTCACTCACTTCCTTTCATCTCTATTGGTTTGTAATATGCGTATGGGTCATCGACCACATACAACTCACTAATGGCGTGTTCGGCGGCGCTTCCGTCGTCGAACAGTGGACATATAGCGAAGAATTGGCACTTCCACTTACAATCTCGGCTCGGTCGCGGATACGCCACATAGTGGTGATCAGCTCCCTCGTCGAGGTCTTTGCGGACTTTCAGCATATCGCTTACTGTGCCGTGAAGTCTATTCCAAAACGAACGCAGTGCGAACGTGTTGTGACGGACTTCAATTTGATCGTAGAAAGGCGGCTTTGCGTTTGCAGTGCGCTTTACTTTCTTCAGCATCGTGAAGATTCCACCTTCACAGCGTTCGCCTTCTTTATTCTGCGCAGCTTCAAGAACCATATAGGTCAAGATCTGCTCGTTCATATGCGCGAGGCTTCCAAACTCTGCGAATGATCCACCAACTGTCTTAAAGTCGCGGAACATACGAACACCGTCTGCCTTGCGGCGGACTCGCATGTCAAGCTTACCTTGAAGCTCAACCTGGCCATCGAACATCGGCATCGAGATAACTTCTTCAGTTGAGATCATCTCGAGCTCGGCATCAATGCCGTTCTCGTTTACCCACTCAAGATAGCCTTCAAGCATGATTCGACCGAGCTCTGCTTCAGTGTCAAGATCCATTGTGTCGCGGAACGTTTCACGGAGAGTCTGCTTGTCAATCTCAACGAGCTGAGCGTGCGCTTCAAGCAGTGGTACTCCCTGCGAGTAGTACATGTCCAATGCGCCGTGAATACGAGTACCAAGCGCCAAAGCGCCTGTCATATTCTGTGTCTGCGGTTGCAGACGGCGGTAGTAAGTCAGCCACCACTTGCGGCGGCAGTCTTTGAACGATTGAATCTCGGAGTTAGAGATTCGCAGTGCTACTGGTGTTTCTTCCATCAGAGCAGTCCTTCCTTGTCGTCTTTGAGCATCTTCAATAGCTGAGCCTTGTCGCGAACGATCTCTTCAAAGTTGTCGGCCTTGGCATCAAGTACTTGAATAACGCGTTCTTCAATTGTGCCTTCAGTGACGTAGTCAATGATGCTGATGCTGTCGTGGATCTCGCTGCCAATGCGGTGAACACGATCGAGCGCTTGTTTGTAGTCAACCAAAGACCAAGGACGCTGAAGCATAACTAACCGGCGTGCCGCTGTAAGCGTGATACCAACACCGCCTGCTTGAGCAGTAAAAAGAATCCACTTGATCTTGCCAGACTGGAAGTCATCGACTGCCTGCTGACGCTCATCTTCGTTCTGCGCACCTGTAATCAGGCCATGCGGAATCTTGAGCTTATCAAGCTCTGCACTTAGCAAGTCGATAAGCTGCCTTGACACTGCAC